AAGAACTCTAATTAAAAATCTTTATGCTAAAAACTTTGAGGACTTTGAGCAGAAAGGAGATATCAATGAGTGAGTGGTGTCAAAATAAAAAATGTCCAGAGAAAAAAACACAATCACAAATTCGTGGTAGTAAAGGTGCTAAATATTATCAATCTAACAAAGTTAGTCATTGGCTAGGTTATTGGTGTTCTAATGGTTGTCGTGAACAATGGTGGAACGAGCATAAAGATACTTGTATGAATGCAGTAGGTTTTATTGACAAGCAAGTATTACCTTTGGAAGATGCTTGGTTTGTTGAATATAGTTGGGGTCATAGTAGTGAACCTACTTATAAATTAATAAATAAACTTAAAGGAGTTAGACAACCTATCACAAGACAACAAGCACAAACACAAGAGCAAATAAATGCCGACCATAATTGGCTTACAATAGACGGCACACAAGCAAAAGAACTAGCAATTACATTAGGTCTAGCTAGTTGACACATCAATTAAAATAATATATATTATAGATACTACTGACATTTAGTTAGTAGTATCTTTAATCCAACAACAAAGGAGTACTCGTATGGATAAGAAACAAGTAAGACTCAATGCTGATAAAAGGAAGTCGTGTGTTATTGACTTTCGTAAGCATTGTGAATCTTTGGACACTCACGAAAAAGAGGAGTTCAAACAAGCACGAGATGACGCAAAATCTACGATTGAATCTTCATTTGATACTTGCAGAGATGTAGTACAAAGAAGATTTAAATTAGAAGATGTTGCGATCTTACAAAGATTACAACGAGATTACAATACTGTAAATGCAGTAGGTAGTGATAGTTGTTTCTTTTTTAAGGTGATTGACGCACCAAAAGTGCTTGATAGATACAATGACGAGGTAGATAAGTCTAGGCATTTCTCATTTGAATTAGATGGGAGTTTAGATGGAGATTATGGATCTCGTTATGGTAGTGGTAGTAGTAATAATGGTAAGAACTTTGCCTATGCTATGTATCGTGAAGAAATGAAAGCAGTAGGATTAAATCCTGATTGTAACATTGAGGCAGATATACAAGCTGAAAGTAAAAGTTCAGACCAAAGATACTCTAGGACTACCAATCCTTATTTATCGCAATGTAGAAATGACAACAATCATTTTTTACAAGGTGGTAAAGGTGGCACTAATTATTTTCAATCGTGGAAAGATAAACACGCATTGTATATAATTGGTACTGGGGGCTGTCGTTCAAGGGCAATACCTTGTACAGACTTGGAGTTTGCTAAGTTTGAAATGATGATTCAAGCAAAGCAAAATGTTGTCACTAAACATACCAAGTGGATTCAAACTGTTGTAGCTAGAGTCAATAGATTTAAAGAAGTAATTAAATCTATGACTAAGTTCTCGCAGGTAGAAAATTTTGCTAACCACGAGAAGATACAATGGAAAATTGATCCAGAGATACTTGCTGATAAGTTCGGCATGGACTTGGTAATATCTATTGATGACGCAGCCGATTCAATTATGAATATAGGCGCACCAAAACCTACGAGAGAAGAGAAGATACTAGCTTGGAAAAAAGCACATGGTATCGGACTTGCCTCTTAACAGATAGGAGATATGGTTAGGCACAAACGTCTTATGGGTGGTTTTTTAATCACAGACGGAGTGCCTAGCCTTTTTTATGACTTGTATAAGATGTAGGAAATCAAACCATCTGAAAAGACCTACTATGGGAATAATAAGTTGCAACTTTTATAAGCTAGTAATATCGCTTAAACTAGAAATCTTGATGGACAAGTCGCCCAAAACTAAAGGAGTAATATGACATTTTATCATGGACTAGGTATGTTTTTATTTAGTATGATTGCCTTTTTTATTGGCATAATAATAGCATACTATATAATAAATAAAGTAGAAGAAGAAAGAAAAAGAAAAGAAAACTTAAAATATCTATTAGGTAGGAAATGGAAGAGAGATGATACTGAATGATATATACTAACCCCCCTGCAACGACAGGATACTATAACATAAAATAAGAAAAAAAACAACGAGTCACATTGACACAATTAGTAAAATGTGCTATAAGGATAAATATGTTTTACGAAAAAAAAGAAAAAACACCAGATGAAAAGTTAGCCATTGCTAAAATACAAGTGATGATGGAAGACGCATTTGGTATATTAAGTAATAGTGAGTCTAGCCCTGCACTACAGTCAAAAGCAAAGAATTGGTTTTATACTGCTGATTGTTCTTTGTGGTGTGATATGGCAGGAACTACACACGATCACATAAAAAAATTGTATGAAACTTTGCAATTTAATTATAAGAATGGTATCATAACACAAAGTGAATTACGATTTGGTATCAGAAGATTGGATAAAAAAATATGAAAAAGATAATCAGTAAGATAAATATATTGTCATTGTACTACCGAACAGAGATTGTTTGGTTTATCATTGGTTTTATTGTAGGAGTTATATTATGAAAAAGAAAAAAATAATTAGTGGTTGGGCAATAATCGCAACTTGGAGTGATGGAACTGAAGAAACTATAACAGAAATTGATGATGATACTGCAGGTTATGTTGACTCTCTTTTAAATGATTACGAAAGTGAGCAAGATGAAGATTAAAGATATAGAAAAAAAGATAGGCACACTATCTAATCCAAGTAAAATGCCTGCGTTTGGTTGGGGTATATCTGCAAAGCATTGTAAGACAGGATCAAAGTTAGCAAAAGTAAAAGGCACTATCTGCCATTCTTGTTATGCATTAAAAGGTAGGTATGTATTTAAAAATGTATTCAATGCACATGAAGTTAGAAGAAATGCAATAGAGCTAAATGAGTGGGTAGATTATATGGCAGAACTACTGACCATAAAATATAAAAACATAGACAAATCAAAGAGATATCACAGGTGGTTTGATGCAGGTGATATACAATCTTATTCACATCTAATGAAAATATTTGAGGTGTGTGAGCATACACCACAGATAAAACATTGGTTGGCTACGAGAGAATATCAAATAATAAAACAAATCAAAGAAGAAGATGTGCCAAAAAATTTATGTTTGCGTGTATCAGCAATCAAAGTAGATAGCCCACCACCTAATTTTTGGAAGTGGACTTCTGGTGTACACAAAGATAAACCTGCAATAGGTAGAGATTGCCCTGCTTACAAACAAGATGGCGAGTGTGGTAGTTGTCGTGCCTGTTGGAGTCGTTCAATTAAACAAGTAAGCTATAAGGAGCATTAATGAAAATATATGGATATGACATAGAACAACAAAGTAAATTTGTAATGGATATTGAAGAACTTTGTATGTGTGTAAATACTATGGATGGATTAAATTCTAATTGTTTTATATTTACAGCAGAAGAGGACAGAGATTTACACTTTAATGATAATTTAAAAGAGGAGAATAAATGATAACATATAAATTTATAACACAAGATAAGTCACAAGATATAGAAGCTATGAGTTTAAAAAAAGCTATGATATCTTTTAATACAAAAGCAGGTGATGCAAAAGATGTGGTAGTAGAATGGAAAAGTAGAAAAAATAATATTAGTTTTTATAAATATAAACTACCATACAGAACAAGAAAAGAAAGAAAAGGTAGACTATGAGGGGGATGAATTATAAAAATATAAGACCTATAGAAATATTACATCATGAGTGGTGCAAAAAAGAGGGTAGAGATACATCATGGTTTAAAAGGAGGAAAGGGGATGATTTATTGGAACCCAAAGAGAATAAAAGAGTTAAAAGAAAAAGGTCTTAAAATAAAAATTATGACTTTAAAAGAATATAACTTGACAAATAAACAAAAATGTGATAAGGAAAATAACAATGAAAAAATACAAAGTAAGAATATTCGGAATGGGAATAGACGCAGTAGCAGTGATGCCATTCGACAACGAACCAGATGCAGATCTAATAGAGAATAATGTAGCTTATTATTTAAATAATAATTTAATGAAAGTAGAAAAGAGTTCTTTCTTTTCTGAAGATAAATATACAATTACATACGAGGAAGTACCTATTTGAATTATAGACAACAGTTAGCAGTTGTGCAAGGTTTGTTTGTGCCACCAGATACAAACATTAGAATGGATTGTCCATTTTGTAATAATAAAAATACATTACTCGTAGATACTACAGAAAATAAAATAAGTTGGTATTGTTTTCATGCGTCTTGTAAAGCAAAAGGAAAAAAAGAAGGAGAAAAAAATATGCACTATGTAGAAAAAGTTCTTCATGGTAATCAGGAATTACACATAGAAGATAAAGACTTTCCAATACCAGATAGTTTTCAATCAATATATTCTAATGAAAAAGCTATGCGTTGGCTATCTACAAATAATTGTTGGGAGGCTTGGTCGTGGGGTAGGGCAGATTTTAGATATGATGTAAAGCAAGATAGAGTTGTATTCTTAATTAAAAATAGATACTCCCATAAGATAGTAGGTGCAGTGGGTAGGGCATTAAATAAAAATGATTACCCAAAGTGGTATATGTATGGTAATAAAGACGTGCCTTTTAAATGTGGTGAGTGTGAGGATTCTGTAATTGTAGAAGATTGTCCGTCAGCTTGTGCAGTATCTAATATATTAACTGGTATAGCTATTATGGGAACTAAATTAAAAGAAATACACAAAAGCCATTTACAACCATATAAAAAATTATATATATGTTTAGATAGAGATGCTACAACAAAAGCATACGATATGGCAAAAAATTTAAGATCCTCTGGATATCCAAATGTAATAGTTAAACCACTAGAAGATGATCTTAAATACTATAACACAGAACAGATAAGGAAAATATTTTATGAATGATAGTATGAAAAAAGAAATATTAGTTAAATGGAATGAATGGAAGTACGATCTCTGGGAAGCTAATAAAAATAACTGGACTCAAAGAGATCAATCAATAGCAGAAACAATAGATCAAATTTTATTAAAGGAGTTAGATGATAGAAAAGCAAATGATTAGGCTTATGCTTAATAAAAAATTTTATACTCAACATAAAGGTATGTTATCACCTACTGTATTTGCAGGTGATATAAGTTCTTTGTATGAAACAATACAAAAAGCACACGAAAAATATGAAGAGGATATAAAAGTAGATGAGTTATATTCTTTGCATACTGCAATATTTAATCCTGCATTGACCCGTGCTGCAAAAGAAAAGTTTAGTGAGTTAGTAGAAGATATCAAAGAAGTACAAGAGCCTAGCAAAGAGATCTC